TCATATAAAACGTTTTCTAATTCGTCTAGAGGTTCTTCCCCATATACATAGGCTCTAATATTGATACCTAAGTGACCCCACTTAAATCCTCCAGGGTGGTATTCTCTTACTTCGTTACCAGGGACTACACTAACAAAAGGAAAGTCGTTTACTTCGTCCCAAAATATAAGTTTGTTAGTAACATTATCAGCTAAGTCTACTGAGTACTTATCAGTAGTACCCCCAATATTACCGCCATTAATCTTTTTTAATTCGGCTATAATCGCATTAGTAATTCCTGAACGTGATTTTGCTGCCATTATACTCTCCTAGTCCTAATTGGTAATTTATGATTTAAAGTTTCTGCGGCTATTTCTCTTATAGACCTGCTAATAAGTTTTCTAGGGTCTCTTCTCAGAGAACCTTGAGCGAAACCTCTTTCAAACGTTTGGTAAGGTGCTTTCATATAAGTATAAAACGCAGTCAGTACACCTTGTCTAGACTGCATAACTTTTTCTACTGTTACAGAAGAAGCAAACCTACCTGTTCTATTTACTAAAGCGCCACCTTCTCCCATGTTGTCTTGCACTTGTTGTTTAATACGTTGGTCTAGTATAGCTTGTATATTCATAGCAGAAGTAAACTTGCCTTTATTAGTTCTAAGAGGCATTACTACTTTTGGCTTAGCTTTAGTTACTTTTCCTTTTTTAGGATTTTTATAAACAACTGTAGCTTTAGACTTGCTTCGTTTAGTTTTTGGTTTTTTCCCTTTTAGTTGTCTAGTTACTGCATCTGAAACTGCTTTTACTGAAGAAGGACTTGTAGGTTCTTCAACTGCTATTTTTTCTAGTACCTGTATTAAGTTTTTAGTAGCTTTTTTGTGTAATTCTTTTTCTTCGTGGCTTTCTTTTAGGTTTTCAGACCCCAATTGTAGTTTCAATCTAACTGTAAAGTTTTTTCTAAACTTAGAGTCCCTTCTAAGAACCATGTCAACTTCACCCATGACTTTTAGTTCTTTAATTAAAGGAGTTTCTCTAAGTACGCTTAAAACTTCTTCTCCAGCTCCTTTACCCACCAAGTACTGAGCTGCTTTAATATGTCTGTAACCTACGGTGGGTATAGAGGAGTTTCCGTGTCCTAAATGAAAATCTGAGCCAAAATCCTTACCTACTCCAAATTCTTTTTCTAATTTTGCACCTAGTTTCTGCTTCCAGTTAGATACTACTTTATACTTGTCTTTAGCCCTTGAACCTGTGGGAGTAAAAATATAGGGTTTACCCGCTACTCCCTTTTTCATTTCAAAGTTCTTCTTTGACTTAATATCATTTATTATAAACTGAAAAGCTTCTTCTGCCTTGGTACTGGCCTCAGAATCTTCTAAGTCTTTAAAGTAAGTGCTTTTTAGCCACTTAATAGTATCTGCCTTATCTATTTCTAGCTCAGGTATTAAAGTATTAAGTTCTTTACGTAAATCCCTTTTTAGAATTTTAATTACATGCTTTTGTATAGCTGCGTTTAGCTTTGCACTACTCATTAGCTAATATGCCTATAATGCTCCAGGATACGTTTTATGTGTGGAGGGAATTCCGAGTGGAGGGTCTGACTCTTTGTAACATTTTTAATTTCAGAGCCAGGCATTGATTTAGCCGGAGTTGCTTCTTTCTTTAAGTAGTATGTGATTAAATCATATACTGCTAACTTTAAGTCACCTGGTACATCAGCATAGCCACCTTTATAGATTAACTTTACTGACCTAGGTCCAGCTGGAAATGAGTTCTTTAAACGCCTTCTAAAATTATCTTCGTTTTGTACTCTAATTATTTCCTGCCCTTCTGAGTCTAACTCGTACTCCCTGTCTACAGTCCAGAATTCTCCGGCTGCTTCACAAGTTGCTTGAGTTGTGTACGCTGTGTTACTACATTCACCAGTCCATCTCTCAGCAGTGAAAGTCCAACTATCACCTGCTGTATGAGTATTAGTACCAGCAAAAGTTATTGCTACATCTCCTTCTAAAATTTGACTAGAGCCTGTTATTGCTACGCTAGTTTCCTTCCAATTAGAACCGCCATCCCTAGACCACTTAAACGTGTCTGGAGTGCCTGCACTATCTATCTGTACTTTATAACTTCTTCCTACTTCACCTGACGTCGTCATTGCGTTGTAACCAGTGATTGTTAAGTCGTTAGCGCCTGAGCCTGTAAAAGTATCATTATTGATGCATGCTGTTTCGGTAGTTTTGCCTGAGAGGGTACATTGTGCAGTACCAGAACTCAATAGATAGTAATTGTCACTATCTGCGTGGTTTAATTCTACGGTTTGTTTATCCGTTTTTGAGCTATCACGCTCAAATATCTGAACTATTTCCCTTACTGGGAGTTCAGTTGGAAAGATAGAGTTTTCACCTTCGATAACATCAAAGTACTCTGTCTTATCTGTATTATAGTAATCTATAAAAGTTCTACCGCAGTAGGTCTTTATTAGAGTACTAACTTGGGTTTTCAAATTGTTTATCGCTGCGTCACGAGTACTGCTGTTTATTCCTGCATAGGTTTTGTAATCACTAACGTCACATAAATCTGCCATTTTTATTCCCGTAATTCTTTATAAAGCTGGCGGGTCTCCCCGCCAGTTTATTACTAACTTATATATTAGCTTGCTGCTGTCTTGATTAAAGCCATTGAAGCTTTACCAGCTGCTCCAGCCTCTTTAGCGATGAAGCCAAAGCGACGAGTCGCAACCATTGCACGTTGTTGTGCAACTACGTCAGTAGCCATTTCCAGAGTTAATCCTCTGTGGTTACCAATCAAGTAGTTTGATGGGTTAACTAAGATACCAACTGCTTTAGATGCTGCTGCCGCTTCGAAAGCGTCAGATACAACTAGAGAGATACCATAAAGTTTACCTAACTCACCTGATTTGATTACCGCATTGTCACCGTACTTGTCTACAGTAGTAACGTCTGAATCAGTCAATAGGCTATAGTAAGCTGCTTGACTTAAGAAACAAACTAGGTCTGATGGGTTCATGCCCCAGATTCCCATGTTAGAGCGAGCTGTGTGTAGCTCTGCTTTTGTAAACATATCAGTAGTAGAACCAGTAGTTACTGTGTTACCAGTATGACCACCAGCTAGCTCTTCCAATTCAGTAAATGGTGCTGTTTGACCAGTACCTAGAATTGAAGCGTCAGATGTACGTGCCATTCTACGAACGATTGCGTCACGAACGATTCCTGCAATTGGAATAATTGAGTCTTCGTCTTCTTCGTAACCGATGTACTCACGAGTCGCTAGCTTAGAAGCAGTCAGTGTGACCTCTGTTAAGCCGTGCGCTTGAGTAGCACCTGATGAAGTATCGTTAAAAGCTGTACCAACTGCGTCACCATCATTTAGTGCACTAGTTGCTACCCAAGTAGCATCCATACCACTATCAGGGTTGAACGGGAAGTTCATCACTCTTGCATTCATAGCAAGAGATTGGAACTGTGGCTCAACAACAACACGGTTCTGGATTGCATTGAAGATGTTTCCATTCCAAGTAGTTTCCCAGTCTGTGTCTGCCCAACGTGTAGCTTTTTCAATTAGCTTCTTACCGAATTCTAACTTCTCTACTGATTTACCAGTAATCTTAGACGTGATGAAAGCCGCGTTAAGCTCATCAGCAGTTGGTCCGTTAGAACCTGCTTCTGAAAAACTCATCTTAGACTTAGCTCTAGCTGCTAGTTCTTCTTTCGTAGAATCTAGCTCGCTTTTCATCTCTTCAATAGCTTTCGCGTATTGATCGTCATTCTCCTTGATTTTTGCTTCTAAAGCTTCTGCAACTTTATCCGCTTTGGTCTTCCCAATTTTTAGGCTTTCTAATTCAGCATCAGCCTTAAGAGTAGCTTCCTTCTCAGAAACTTCTGTCTTATAAGCGTCTACAGCCTTTTGAGCTGTTTGCTCCATAGCCTTTTGTATTTCTTCTTGTGTCATGTCTATGTCCTTAAGAATATTATCCTGAGAAGATTCCTTCTCAATTTTAGTAATTTCTACCTTTTCTTCAACTACTTCTGCTGGAACAGGTGTAACACTTGTACCAACTTCTTTTCTTTCAAATGATTCTTTGTAAGCTTTATAGGCTTCTTCTGAATCAAATGATTTAGCTAATGAAAATGTAGAGTCTTGGTTTGCAGGAACTGAAACAACACTAATCTCATATAAAGATAAATCTTTAATGAAAAAAGTATCGGAGTCCCTATCGTAGTCAGCATCTTTAACACTAAAGCCTACGCTGAATGTTTTTAAAACATTATCTTTAATTAAGGTGTATACCTCGCCTGCAGCTTTGCTGATTTCCGCAACGATTTCTAAGCCCTTGTCAGTCACGTTATGACTAACAGTGGTCCCAACAGGACGTGAATAGTCATGGAAAGCTAGGACAATAGGATTCTTCATGTAATCATCCAGTCCTCCCTTTTCCCAAGCTTCCTTAACGATTATATCGCCACTTCGGTCTTTGTGAACAGTATTGGCGTAACCTTTTATTGTTAAGACTTCATCTTGCGATTGTTTCTCAACAACATCAA